AGGACTACAAAGCAATTCAGATCGAGAATGAAGGCGGGGAGGACAAGTCGGGAGTTTCCACCCTAACGATTGAGCTGCCGGTGGAGGCCCGCAAGGAGCTGCTGGCTACGACCCGGAAATGCATTTTTGAACAGGGGCAGGGCATCGATCCGGACCCGCAGAATTTTGGTAACAGCTCAGGCGTGGCCCTGGGCTTTTTATATTCCCTCCTGGAGCTTAAATCAGGCCTGATGGAGACAGAATTTAAACTGGGCTTTGGCCGGTTTATCCGGTGCGTCTGCCGGTTACTGAATATCAAGATCAAAGACGACACAATCGTTCAGACATGGACACGTACCAGTGTCAAGAATGATCTGGAGCTCTCCCAAATTGCCCAGCAGTCAAGGGGAGTGATCTCTGATGAGACTATCGTATCAAAACACCCGTGGGTCGAGGATCCGGAAAAAGAAATGGATATCCTCAATAAGCAGAAGGAAGTAGAAACAGAGGCCCACCGGGAGATCTCCGAGATGTTCCCTCCTGCGGATCCGGACGAAAAGGCCCCAGGTGGCAAGGGCGGTGATGAGTAATGGGCTATTGGAAGACACGGCAAGAGGCCATGTACAAAGCCGGAGAGATGCAGGTAAACCAATACTATGCAAAACTGGAGAAAGCCTTTAATCAGACGCGCCGTGAGCTGCAGAAGACAATAGAATCTTTCTACTTCGAATACGCAGAGGAGAATGGACTATCCTATGCAGCGGCACAGCGCCAGTTATCTAAGGCAGAAATCGGCAATCTGAGAGACTTCATCGATTTGGCCATGGAAAACATCGGAAAGCATAATCAGACTGTGAATAACATGTCTATTAAAGCAAGAATCACCCGATACCAGGCATTGGAGACCCAGGTTGACGCTATGCTCCGTCAGTTGTATGCGGTTGACTACCAGGCTGCGGCAGAGCAGACCATGAAGGAGGTCTATAAGGATACCTATTACCGAACATGGTATAGCATCGATCAGTACCATGGCTTTCACGCTGCATTCGCCCAGGTAGATCCACACGCGGCGGAGAAGCTGCTGGAGTACCCTTTCAACGGCGCCAGTTTTTCCAGCCGGCTCTGGAAGCAGAAGGATCATCTTCAAACCCAACTCATGGAATCGCTCACAACCATGATGGTCCAGGGGAAGAGTCCGCAGGCCCTGACCAATGACTTTGCCAAAAAGATGAATGCTAAAAAGTTCGATGCTTACCGGCTGCTCCATACAGAGAGTTCGTTCCTGATGAGCGAGGCCACCCATGCCGGGTACAAGGAGGACGGCGTAGAGAAATACCAGATTCTGGCTACGCTGGACAGTAAGACCTGTGATATCTGCGGCGATAAGGATGGTAAGATTTATGAGGTGGGAAAAGAGATTACTGGCGAAAACATGCCGCCGTTCCACTGCTTCTGCCGTTGTACTGACGTGCCTTATTATGACGATGATGATCTGTCCGGTGAGTTACGGGTGGCCAGGGATCCCGAGACGGGGAAGACTGTGGAGGTTCCGGCTGATATGACCTATAAAGAATGGAGGAAACAATATGTACGAGATTAGATTAACAGGAGGGGAAAAAATAAAGGTAAATACCGCGAAGAGTATTGACGAGATGCTCGAGTGGCTCAATGGAATATGCGATGAAGGTTTTGAATTTGTAGGACTTACTCAGCCAGATGGGAAAACAGTCATGATAAGAGTCAGTGAAATCCGAACAATTACTAAGTTATTAGCACGCAGGAATCTCCTGGGTGTTATTTTTTCGCCTTTTTGGTATCCCAGGCGCAAAAGAGGGAGACATCACCGGACACGACCGGGAAAACAAGTGAAGATGAATCGAAAGGAGTAAGATGTCATGAAGAAAGAAGAGTTAGTAGCAAAGGGATTATCGGAGGAGCACGCGCAGATCGTGATTGATGCCTGGAATGAGGCTGTTAAAGGCTTTGTGCCGAAGGAGCGTTTCGATGAGGTAAATGGAAAGCTGAAGGAGGCCAATACCACAATCGAAACACTGAAAAAGGACAACTCAGAAAATGAGGAACTTCAGAAGCAGGTCAAAGAGTACAAGGAAAAGGTGACAGCCCTGGAAACTGCATCGGCCAATACAGTGAAGGAATACGCTTTGAAAGACAAGCTGAAAGAGGCTGGTGTGGTTGATGCTGATTACATCATTTACAAGCAGGGCGGGCTTGACAAGTTCACGTTTGACAAGGACGGGAAGCCGGTCGGGATTGATGATGTCGTGAAGCCCCTGAAGGAGTCCTCTCCCCATCTGTTTAAGACGGAGCCGGGGGCAGACTATAAACCGGCCGGCGGGGGGACTCCTCCGACTAAGAATCCATTTGCAAAAGACAGCTTTAACCTGACAGAACAGGGGAAGCTGTTGAAAGAGAATCCGACACAGGCCCAGGCCCTGGCGGCCGCGGCCGGAGTAACCATCAACGTATAAGAAAGGGAACAGGTGATTAAATGCCAGTAACAAGATTATCAGATGTTATCGTACCGGAGCTTTTCACGCCTTATGTCGTGAACCGGACTATGGAGTTATCCGCACTCTTCCAGAGCGGAATTATAACGAATAATGCAGAGTTTGACCGTCTGGCCAGTGAAGCAGCGCCGATCCACCAGATGCCATTTTTCGAGGATCTGAGCGGAGATTCTGAGGACATTATCGAGGATCAGGATCTGACTGCAAAGAAGATCACGTCTAACAAAGATGTATCTACGACAGTGCGCAGGGCTAATATGTGGGCTGCCACAGATTTATCGGCTGCGCTTGCAGGCAGCGACCCGATGGCAGCTATCGGTGACCTGGTAGCGGGATATTGGGCGAGAGAGTACCAGAAGATTCTGATCCAGGTGCTTTCCGGAGTGTTCGGCAGCTATCAGACTACAACAGAACCAGCAGAGACCAAAACACCGCTTGCAGACCATATCCTGGATATTTCTACGGCAGGTTCAGCGGCGGCCCAGAAGATCAGTGCCAGCGCTTTTATTGATGCTTTGCAGCTGCTCGGCGATGCACAGGGACAGCTGACAGCTGTGGCCATGCACAGCGCCACAAAGGCTTTTCTGAAGAAAAATAACCTGATCGACACAGAACGGGATTCTACGGATGTTGAGTTTGATACCTACCAGGGGCGCCGGGTAATTGTGGATGATGGTTGTCCGGTTGCAGATGGCGTATATACCACATATCTGTTTGGCCAGGGGGCAATTGCATTCGGAAATGGTTCTCCCGTCGGCTTTGTTGCTACTGAAGTAGATCGAGACAAGAAGAAGGGATCTGGTGTAGATTACCTGATTAACCGTAAGACGTTCATCATGCATGCACGTGGGATCAAATGGACTGACCTTGCCAGAGAGCATGTAGAGACTCCGACGAAGGCGGAACTGATGAATGCCATCAACTATGAAAGAGTCTATGAGCCGAAGCAGATCAGGATCGTTGCGTTTAAGCATAAGATCGGATAAGGAGGTCTGACACATGGCAGTTAAGACAGTACAGGCCGTAATTAACGGTGTTACAACCACACTGACCTATAACAGTACCTCGAAGAAATATGAGGCCACAATTACAGCGCCGGCCACGTCGTCTTATAACAATAACGCCGGGCATTATTTTCCAGTGACGATTAAGGCCACGGACGAGGCCGGGAACATGACCACAAAAAATGACACAGATGCCACTCTCGGAAGCAGCCTGCAGCTCCGCGTAAAGGAGAAGACGGCCCCGGCTATTACAATCACATATCCGACGGCCAGCGCACTGATCATCAATAATAAGCCAGCGATTCGCTGGAAGGTTACAGATAACGACTCTGGCGTCAATCCAGATACGATCGGTATTACCATTGACAGCGGCAGCAAGGTTACAGGCAACGCCATTACAAAGACGGCCATCACTGGTGGATATGATTGTACCTATACACCGACTACAGCCTTGGCAGATGGCAGCCATACAATTAAGATCGATGCGTCCGATTATGACGGCAACGCCGCGGCCCAGAAGAGTGTCACCTTTAAGATCGACACTGTTCCGCCGACACTGTCTGTCACGGCTCCGGTAAATGGTTTGATTACGAATAAGGCAGCCTGCACTGTAGCCGGTACGACCAATGACATCACATCCAGCCCAGTCACTGTGACGGTTAAGCTTAACAGCGGATCAGCTGAGGCCGCGACGGTAGGGGCCGATGGTTCCTTCAGCAAGGCTCTGACGCTGGTGTCCGGAAGCAACACGATCACAGTTGTGGCGACAGACTCCGCGGGTAAGAGCACGACCGTAACCAGGACAGTGACACTCGATACCGTAGCCCCGACGATTAAGGCCGTAACGCTCACGCCTAATCCGGTAGATGCCGGTAAGACTTATGTGATCAGCGTGGAGGTTACCGACTAAGGAGGCAATACCATGGCAGTAGCACGTGTATTTGGTCTGGTAGATGGCGTAGAAGTAATACTACAGAAGGCAGATGAGGACCGGTGGAATGTGCCGGTCCCTTTTGATGCTGACGGAGAATATGTGGTAGAGGTGGTGGCCGAAGATGAAGCAGGAAATCAGACGTATCTTTCAAAGATGCTTTATACCGTAGACGCCGGAAATATCTGTATTCACGCGCTGCCGCTTCCAAAGTATACCTTTGAGCTCCTTCAGGCGCCATATCAAATGGAGCCGCAGTTTACAGAGTATCTGTTTACACGATTGATTCCAAAATGTCAGGAGGTGGCATCATGATACGTTTTATTCTGGGCGAAGACAGACATGTAAAGTATTTCGTCCATTCTGTCAAATCAGAATACTTTGTTGTTAAAGATGCCACCTATGAACTGATATATAATGGCGAAGTAGAGGAATCAGGCAGCTGTGAAGTGACCCAGGAGGAAGATGGAAGCTTTGTAGACGTGAAACTTCATCCAACGTACCGGAGCAATCTTTATATTTTGGAAATCACGTTGATGATTGCGGATGAGGTTATTAAGAACCGGGAGCAGATGGAGGTGGTCTGATGGCGGTGAGGATCGATGCTGTATCATTGAGCAGAAATCCGGTTACGGTCAAAGAAAGCCTGATTGTGAGCGTGTCCATTGTAACACACGGATATCTGGGAAGGTCAACTAATGCTGAATTAACTTCCTATACAAATGGACAGTTAAGGCTGAGGGGAGAATCTGTTCCAACTTATGCACAGCTTAAGAAATACCGCCAATCTGCTCTTCACAGTATGACCCATCAGAAGATCGAAACTATGGAGGTATAAGATGAATAGGAAAGAGATGCTGCAGACAGTAAAGCAAAATCTACGGCTTGGTACAGAAGACCATGATCTGATCATCTCGGATCTGATTCTGACAGTCTGTGATTACTGCAACCTAGATCCAGATTGCGTACCGGACATTCTGGAACCCTTTGTACGAAAAAAGGCGAAAGGAATTATTGACTACGAGGCCGTGGAGGGAAACGGATATAATCCGGAGATTGCAAGTATCAAGGAAGGCGATGGAAGCATTACCTGGGCGCAGACGGAGGGAAACACGAAGGCGAGTATCTATGGCCTGTCTGAGAGTGATAAGGCAGGTCTGAGGAGGCACAGGAGGCTGAGAGGATATGCGAAACCCGTATGCAAGAATGTATGATGCAAAAATGGATGTGTACCGATGGACAGACGTCGAAATAGATGGTATCACGAAGCAGGTGAGAACAGCTGTGGCAACGGATCGGCCCTGCCGGTACAGTTCTTCGGGTCAGGTATCCTCTGGTGCACCGAATCCGGCCATTGTGAACAGCCATAAGCTGTTCTGCGGCCTGGAGGAAGACATCCGGGAAGGAGATCAGCTGCTGATCACACTCAGAACCGGAAAGACCATCGAGGCTGATTTGGGAGAGTGCCACCCGTATTCCTATCAGTGGCAGTGTGAAATAAAGAGAGATGATAATGCATGAGCAGTAGTAATTATCGTAGAAATAAGGCAGCTATTGACCAGTTTCGTAAGGAACTGATGGCGATGGTAGACGATATCCAGCAGATTGATAAAAAGGTGCTCAATAAGACTGTAAATAACGGTGTTGCCTATGCGAAACGACACACGCCTGTGGGAAAACATCCGAATCCGGTGACCTTTTCCGTCAAGAACGGGCCCGATGCAGGGACCGTTGTCAGCTTCAAAGTATCAAATCCGGGAGTAGGCGGATTCCTGCGAAAAAGCTGGCACAAATTGCCTACAAAGAAATCAAAGGCCGGAGTAGAGACTGAACTGGTAAATACCGCAGAATACTCCACCTATTGGAATTACGGCCATCGCATCGTAACGAAAAAAGGCGGTCCAACAAAAGGTTTTGTAAAAGGTACGTTCGTGCTGGAAAAAACCAGGGGATACATCGAGAAGCGACTGGTGAAGGAGTTCGAGAAAGAAGTAAAGGCGGTGCAGAGCAAGCATGATTGAAAAACTATATAAGAATATCGCGGCTGGATTGAAGGCAGTCAGGCCGTGCAAGGTGTACGTTGAAGATGTGCCGCAGAACTTTGCACAACCGTCTTTTCTGGTTACCTTCTATGAACAGGAGCCTTCCAAAGGTATTAATGGCCGACTTAAGAATTCAGTCAGGGTAGACGTATCATACTTTCCGGCGACTGACAGAGAACCTTATGAGGAATGTTGGCTTGTTAGTCAGGATTTGAGCCGGGAATTTATAGTGGCTGATTTCAAAATCAGAAATAGAAACTTAAAGATTGTGGATAGTGTCCTGCATTTCCTTTTCGATGTTGACTACCGGGAATATCAGGAAAACAACAGCACAGCAATGCAGACAATATCACAAAACACAGACATAAAGGAGGAGTAAGCCATGGCAGGAACATGGGAATCCCAGAATAAGGTACTGCCCGGAGCCTATATCAATATCCGGACGAATGAACCGCTGTCTATTACACCGGGGGACCGCGGAACCGTTGTTATCCTGCAGGAAATGAGTGTGGGTACTGACGGCGCTATGTATACAATTACAGCAACGGAGGCGGCATGGCCAGACGGAGCTACGGCCTCGGATAAGAAGCTGGCTGCGGAAGCACTGAAGAAGGCAAAAACCGTATTGGTATATAAACTCAAAGCAAGTCACAAAGCGGCTGACGTCACTGCGGCCCTTGCAGCCCTTAAAACCGTGCAGTTCAATACCCTCTGCTATCCCTATGACGGAGAGGGCGAGGAGGTCAACACAACAGCGATTGCGACATGGATCAAGGCCATGAGGGACGATGAGGGTGTGAAGTGTCAGGCGGTGCTCGCGAACCATGTGGCAGACAGCGAGGGGATCATCAATGTTGTTCAGGGCATCATCATGCCAGGAAATCAGGAACTGACGGCTGCAGAGGTAACTGCATGGGTGGCAGGAGCCACAGCCGGTGCCAGTATAACTACGTCAAATACTGGTATGGTTTATGCGGGGGCCATCGACGTTAAACCCCGAATGACAAAATCAGAGATGGAGTCGGCTGTCACTGCGGGTAAGTTCATTTTTAAGGTAGACACTGCCCAGAATGTATCTGTAGTGTATGACATCAACTCCTTAACTGCGGTTACGGTGGACAAAGGAAAGATGTTCACGAAGAACAGAGTGATTCGGACTGTTGACAATATCGCCAACGATATCACGAAGATCTTTGAAGCGAATTATGTCGGGAAAGTCAACAATAATGATGAAGGCAGATCTCTTCTGAAGGCGTCTCTGGTGGACT